GAATTTATACAAGGTCGAGGAGGCATGTCTGCCTTCGCTCCCGGAATAATGGAAAAAGGTTTGGCTACAGTTGGTGGAGGTCAAATGCGCGATGCTTTGACTTCTGCTCAAGATACTTATTATAATAGTTTAAAAGATAAAGATTTTAATAATCCTTTTTCTTTATCTGAAAGCGAACAAGCTTTTATAGATAATTTTGATAATCGTGGAGATTTTCGTCCTCCTATGGATTCTAATGATGTTGTAGGATCACAAGGTTATGATTTTAGTCCTACTCCTCCTCCAACAAGAGGTATACAACATTGGACTAATCCAGAAGACCTTGCTGGTATGGAAGCTGAAGCTAATAATTTAGGAGCTAATGTTTATGAAGGACAAGAAATTCCTAATGAAGTAGCAGCTGCTGAATCTATTGTTCCTCCACAATGGGATGATTTTAATCGTCAAGCTAGTATGTGGAATACTAGAATAAAACCTGCAATGGCTGATTTATTTGCTGAAACTAATATTGGTGGCGTACCACCTGAAGGCTCACTAAATGATGCTCAATTAGCTAATAGAGCAGCTGCTCAAAAAGCTAATGCTCGTTGGGAAGCTCAAGGTCGTCCTAGTGGTTTAAGTCGTATTGGAGATAGTATTTCTAATTGGTGGAATAATTTAAATAGTGGTCCAAGTTTAAATGATAGATTAGCTGCTGCTCCTGTTAATATTGATACGAATGTGCCGAGACCTCAAACTCAAGATGCTGTTCCATATGACGCTGGTGCATTTAGTAGTATGAGAGGTGAGATGCCAGAAGACTATTATGAAGGTAAAGCTTTAACTCATATGGCTAATGTTGGTGATGGTTTTGGAGAAGCTGGAACAGAAATGGATATACCAGCTCCCCCTCCTCCTACTAGTGGGTCAGTAAGGATGCCTACTCAAGGAATGTCTCAAGTTGGTGGAAATCCTTCTCCGGGATTTTGGCAACAAATATTAAACAGAGTAAGTGGAAAAGATCCTAATAAACCTTTTACTGGTAATCCTCCTCCACCTTCTTCAGGATCAGTAAGGATGCCTACACAAAATCTAGGCAATTAGTAAATGACTTTGGTCACAGGATCTGAACCTTTAGTATTAGCTGATGGAACTAAAATTGATCCTACTAATGGCTCAATAATTAATGATGAAATATTAGTAGAAGTTCCTAATACAGAGACTATTAAACAGGAGATCGTTGCTGCACGAAAGCGTATTAACGATCTTCCTGTTCCTCCTAAACAAATGAATACTCTAAGTGTTATTATTTCTTATTCTTTATTTGGTTTAAGTGATAATGATATTGCTTATCTTTTATCAATAGAAACAGATGAATTAAAAAATATTAAATCTTCTGATGTTTATATTGAATTACAAAAGACTTTAGTGCAAAATATATTAGCTAGTGATGCTTCAGATGTTCGTGGAATGTTTGTGCAACATAGTAAAGATGCTGCTAGTGTAATGTTTAATGCTATGATAGATCAAGCTAATGGTGTTAATACAAGAATGGCAGCAGCAAAAGATGTATTAGATCGTGCTGGTCATCGTCCTGCAGATGTCGTAGAACACAAACATTCTTTGGAAGGTGGTCTAACTATTGAATATATAGATAATAAGAATGAAATTCCTGTTATAGATATAACACCGAAAGAGTTTTAATATGCCAAAAGTAACAACATCCGATGGAAAAACAAAAAAATTTGATTATTCTAAGCAAGGACAACAATCTGCAGCTAGGTATGCTCAGAAGAATCCTGGGGCTTCAATAAAAAAAGTATTAACTAATCGACAACTTAAAGGAAAGAATAATGGCTATAGTTCGTGATATTAGTGGTAATGGTGGTGGAACTACAGGTTCTGGTCCCGAAAACAAACTTAGTAGTGTTAATCGAGTAGCTGCAACTGTTATAGCAAACCTTGTTCCTGCTTATGTAGGAGAAAGAGCTACTGATGTTGCTTCTGATCAAAATTATGTAGGTAAACGTGCTGATGGTGATATGAATACTGATGCACTTACTAATGCTGATTGGGCTGTAGACAATCGTTAATGGCTACTTACAAAATCCACAAAGGATCGTTAAATGAACGATTCTTAGCAAGTAGATCTAAAATACAATTTTTTGGTGGGGGTTTTGCTAACGGCAAGACTGCCACTACTTGTATTAAAATGATTAACATTGCTAAAGATTATCCGGGATCTAACTTGCTTATGGCTCGTAGTACATACCCGAAATTGAATGATACGTTAAGAAAAGAATTTTTAAAATGGGTTCCAGCTTCTTGGATTCAAAGTTTTCCTAAATCTGCTAATGGATCTAACACTTGTACACTTACAAATGGTACAACTATTAATTTTAGATATATAGCACAACAAGGTAAAATAGGAACAGAAGCTACAACTTCCAACTTATTATCAGCAACTTATGATGCTATTGCTATTGATCAGATGGAAGACCCAGAAATTGTTCACAAAGACTTTTTAGATTTATTAGGACGCTTACGTGGCATGACTCCTTATCATGGAGATGATCCAACTATGCCTAAGAGTGGTCCTCGTTGGTTAATTCTTACCAGTAACCCAACACGTAATTGGGTATACAGAGAATTAGTACGTCCTATCCACGAGTTACATGCTGGAAGAGTTGACGAAAAATTACTCTGTGAAACTGATGATGATGGCAAAATGCTTTATGATGATAATAAATTACCTATTCCAATCATAGACTTATATGAAGGTAGTACATACGAAAACAAAGATAACCTAGAACCAGATTTTATTAAGACATTAGAGTCTTCTTATAAGGGTCAAATGCGATCTAGGTTTCTTATGGGTGAATGGGCTAGTTATGAAGGATTAGTATATCCTTCTTTTAACCAAGCAGTTCATGTTATGTCTCATCATGCTATTGAAAATTACTATAACCAACTAAAAATTAAAGCATCTAATATTACATTTTTAGAGGGTTATGACTATGGGCTTGCTGTTCCTTACTGCTATCTTTTGGGGTTCTGTGATACTTTGGGTAATGTGTTTATCATGGGTGGAGCCTATGAGAAAGAATGTGTACTTGAAGATCAGTTTGCTGCTATTAAGCATCTTCGCAATAAGTATAGCGTGGACCCAAGTAACATGATACTTTCTGATCCAGATATATTTAGACGTAAAGCTGTAGGTAAAAAGCTAGTAGGTAAATCAATTGCTGACTTTTTCTTAGAAGAAGGTATTATGTGTATACGTGGTAATAATGATATTTCTAATGGTATTGTTAAAGTTAACCAGTATCTTGTTCCACAACGTAATCATCAGAATCCTATTACAGGAGAATATGAAGCTCCATACTTATATATTAGTGATGAGTTAGAGTTTTTCATAAATGAGATGAGTGATTATTATTGGCAGAAATCTCCTACTGGGGAACAAATAGATAAACCTATTGATAAAGATGATCATGCTATGGATACTTTAAAATATATGTTGTCTAATCAACCTAATATATCTAAGCTTACTAAAGCTGTTATAAGAAAAGATGTTGGTTGGAGACAGTGGGGAGAACGTGATATTCAAGAAGATAGAAAGAGTTTGAGACATGGCTAACTTAAATCTATTAGTAAAAGCTATTTTAGCTGCCCAAAAGAAATTTGATATAAGAGGTAAAGATAGTCCAGCAGCTTATGCCAAACAACTTGATGCAAAAAATGATGCTATTCCTAATCCAACACAATATGAACTTTCTTTAGATCCTGATAGAGCGCGTAATATAAATACTTTAATTGGACAACCTCAACTTAAAGGAAGTATTCCTCTTAATAAACAACATTTTGAACAAAATCCAGCATTACGAGAAACAGCTACTCCTGAAAATAAACCTTCAGCTAATCAATCTTTAGATGAAAGTCCTAGATTTGATAATCCAGCTGAATATGGAGAACCAGCAGTACCACCAACACCAAATGATCCACAAGTTTTTGGCTATAGAAGTAAGTCTGTTTTAGATGATGTAGAAGCTTTAATGGGTGTCGGACCTCGTGAAAATAAACTTGCAGTTGGGAAAAAGTATGGCTTAAAGAAAGAAGAAATGCAAATTCCTAAATCTGAAGAAGAAGCTTTTGATATTATTA